CACCACCCCCAACCACACCACCCCCAACCACACCACCGGAGACTCCACCCGGAGCTCGTGTAACTGATCCAGTCACTGGCAATACCACAACTACATTTGAAGATGGTAGCACATTGACCACAAATGCCGCAGGTGATGTGATTAGTTCTACCAATGCTACAGTAGGAACAGACAATCCATTGGCCGGCATAGTGACCGGAATCAAAGATGCTGTGGGTGCAGTCAACCCGTATCTTGCTGGTGCAGCAGGCGGTGTTTTGGCATCTGGATTGTTGGGCGGCAACTCCCAAGCCACAGGCGGTAACAATTCAGGATATGCTGGACAAGCAGCATGGCAGTGGGGTCAGGCCACACCTCCTGTTAATGTGGGATTAAATCCAGGGTTTATTGGCAAGGTAGCATCAGTTCCGTATTATAATGCCACCACGCCAACCCAATCACAATACTACTGGGGTGCTCATCCCTATGCGGCCACAGCCAATGATTTGTTAAACTACAATAACATACCAAGTGCTCCCGCAGTGCCTTGGGGTCAGGCATATTCAGCAGTGGGCGGAACAAATCAGTTCAACCCTGCTAATTTTGTAAATCAATATATTACCAATCCACGATATGCTGGAGTCAATTCTGGAACAGCACCCTTGCCAAATGGACCAGTAGCTCCTGGGCAAATACCTAGATAATATTGGATAAATCAGTTAAACTAATAAATAAACGCAAAGGAATACAACTATGTCATTAGGAAAAAGCAACCAGAGTGGAACATCAACAACGATTCCCACATTGAGTCCAGAACAAAATGCTATGATCGCAGCGCAAACTGGCTTGTATACTGGCACAGTTGGTCCAGCGTATCAAAATGCAGTCACAGGTGCAACAAATCTATACAACGCTAGTGCGCCAGGTGTAAATGCTGCCGCACAGAATCTAGCAGGCACTGCCGCACAAGCACAACAAACATTGGGATCAACTGGTGAAAGTGCTTTGAGAACAGGTATCAGTGGTTTAGAAAATCTCTACAGCCCAGAATATCAATCACAGCAGTTGCAGGCCGCATTGATGCCAGCACAGGCACAATACGCACAAAACATTGCCAATCAAGGAGCTCAGTTTGGTGGTGCAGGTCAATTGGGATCAGCACGACAAGCTCTAGCTCAACAACAAACCGCTGGTGCTACAGAAGCCGCACAGATGCAGGCCGCTGCTCAGGTAAACAATCAGATCGCACAACAAAGGATGGCTGCAGGTCAGAGCTTGATTGGTGCTGGTCAAGCAGGAATATCAGGTGCCCAAGGTGCCGCGCAGAATCAGGTTACCGCTGCCATGCAACCACAGGCCCTATACAATCAATATGCCAATGTGTTGTTTGGAACACCAAGTCAAAGTTGGAATCCTAGTTTTGCTGGCACACAAGGTCAAACTACAACTGGTAATCAATCAGCGTTTAGTGCTGGTTTTAAAATTTAAGGAAGTTTAAATGGCAGATTACAGCGAGATTTTTAATCAATATCTCAACAATAGATTTAATCAGGCTGAGCCTCAAATGACAGCTGGGTCACAAGATCTCAGCACAGGTACTATGGTTCCTCCAGCAGTGGGTCCAACCATTGCCGCCAGTCAAGGACAACAACCCGCCAATCCACTCAATCAAGTGCCAGGTGCAGTTGCTCCACAAACCATGGAACAACCATCCATGGCGCAGACAGCAATGGCACAACCGCCCATGGCGCAGACAGCAATGGCACAACCACCCATGGCGCAGCCCGCAGTTCCTGTTACAGGTGCAGTCAATCCTGATTATGCCTCATATATTGGCAAGAATGAAAGTGGAAACAATGCCAACATTGGATATCACAATCCCACACTAGGCACAGCATATGGCCAATACGGTATCACTGCTCCGGCCTACAAAGATATACAAAGAACAGACCCATATTTTGCTGGCAAAGATATCACCAGTTTATCTGCAGAAGATCAAAAACGAGCGTTGGATGTGTTTACTGCCAACAGCGCCAAAGCCCTACAAAATTATGGTATTGAACCAACCCAGGGCAACTTGGCTGGTGCTCATTTCCTAGGTCCAAAAGGTTTAAATGATTATCTAACCAAAGGTTATATCAGTCCAGCGGCAGCACAGGCCAATGGTGGTGAAGCAAGAGTGCGTCATATCGTTGATCAGAGATTGAAGTTCAATCCAGCTGCTGCCAGCGGTGCCACCAATCAAGCAATCACTCCAGAGCAAGCCGCTACACAACCAGGTCCTGGCGTGCCAACCTATGCCGGTGTTCCAGAACAGACCAAAATAGAAGCATTGCAAACCAAATACGATCAACTGAACAAAGATGATCCTATTGCTATCATGGCATTGACCCGGGATGAAAATCCTGCTATTGCCAGTGCAGCCAAAGCCAAAGCATATGATCTACTCAAAACTGGCAACATGACACTGGATGCAAAATCCAAAGTTGATGATGCATTGGCAAATGGTCAGATTCCCAAATACAATGAAAAAACAGAAGAAGGCAGTTATATCAAGGCCTATCTGTTTGCTCGTCTAGGATTGAATGATTTGGCATTGCAAGAACAACAGAAGATTTCACCAACAAAACAAACAATGGGTGTGATGCTGGGTGACCAACACTATGCAGCCACGTTTGCCAAGGATGGCCAACTTTTGTATGCCTATGATGAAGATGGCAACAAGGTAAATGACAAAACCCTGGCCAAACTAGCGGCTAACTCTTATAATCCCAAAAATGCACAACAACATGCACAAGTGTATGCTGATCCAACAGGCAAGGTCAAAGGCACATTTGTGCTTGAAACTCGTCCAGGCGGTATGCCAGTATACAAAGAAGTCAGCACTGGTAGATTGGCCACAGGCAATGAAGCAGCTAACCTAAAAGCACAAGGCGTACAAGGTTCATTAGAATATCAACAACAGCAACAGAATATGAAAAATCAAGGTCAACTTGATGTTCATAGAGCCAAACTTGAAACAAGCCTAAAATATATTCCTGCACAAGAGCATAACAAGTTTATTAGCAAGTTCAACGCTGAAAATGGAACCAATTTTGCATTGATGTCAGGCCCGGGTGGCAAAGAAGAATTGGTAGGTGGAACTGTGGCAACAGCTCCAACTGCCATGCCAACCGCACAACCAACCGTACCAGCCATGGCCGCTCCTGTAGCACAATCTGTAGCACCTGCAGTTCCTGGCGCACAACCTGCAACAGCACCTGGTGCAATACCCGGAGCAACCGCAGTGCGTCCAGCCAGCGATTTCGCAACACCTGCCGCTTACAAAGCATATCTTGAAGCCAAGAAAGTGCAAGACAAAGATCTGGCTGAAGGTGTTGCCAAACTACAACTTGGATTGCCACAGTATGAAGCCAATGCTGAAAATATCTTGAATACCATCAAAGATGTAGTTGGTACCAAAGAAAAACCAGCTGAAGGATTTGAAGACAGTGTGGGTATCAAAGGATGGTCATCTGCGTTTGGATTGATGGATAAACCATTGCCAAACACAGCAGCTCGTAACTGGCGTGCCAAGTATGATCAACTGATGGGTCAAGAGTTTTTGGATGCGTTTAATCAACTGAGAGGTGCTGGTGCTATCAGTAACCAAGAAGGAGCCACTGCTACCAAGGCTCGTGCTGCTCTCAGTGATCCCGGTATCAGCGAAGAAGCTTTCCGCAAAAATGCCAAGATACTTGAAGACACAGTCAAGAAAGGTGTTGATAGACAACGGGCACTTGTTGGATTATCTCCCTTGTATCCTGAAGTGTCTATGGGTGCCAAATCCGCAACTGCTGCCGCACAACAAGAAAAAACTATTGGCGGCGTGACTTATGTGTTTGATGGCACGGGATGGAAAAAGAAATAATGGATGAATACATCACAGATCCTGAATTATTAAAACAGCTAAATGGCGTTGCTGAAACAGCACCTGCGCCTGTGGCACCGCCCGCAGCTGAATCTGGGTATATAACAGATCCAGCATTATTAAATCAGTTGAATGCCCCTACAGGTGCTGTGGCTCCTGGTGATATCACTGCAGGTCCTGCAGGATATGCGGCTCCTGCCTTAACTGGAGCGGCCTATGGTGTAGAAACTGGATTGCCACAACTGGCACAAACTGTCAAAGGTGCAGTGAGTCCAGTAGTAGCAGGTGCCGGCAACTATCTAAAAAATCCAATGAACATATTAACTGACGTGGCATTGACCCATATGGGTGCTCCGCCAGTTGCTGGTATGGCCAAACTATATGATGCTTACAAGGGTGTAAAACAAGTGGCTGGTAATCTTAATGAGGCATTAAGTAAACTTCCTGAACAAACATTGGCAAAAATTAAACCAGCAGGTGATTATCTCAGCAATGCGTTATTATCAAAAGATATAAATGCATTGGATGATGCTATAAAACTTAAAGGTGCTGGGCAGGCCATCAAAGAACTTCAGTTACCAACTTATCTAAAAGATATTCCAGAAGCAAAACAAGCACTTAATGAAATAAAAGGAGCTTTTCCTGGCACTATGGGCAAGATTGGAGCAGTGGCAGGTCCGTTGGTTCGCGGAGCAAGTCGTGTGTTGGGTCCAGCAGGTATGGCCATGGACATATATGATGCCGCAAAATATGCACAAGAAGCCGGATTGGGTCAAAGACTAGCACAGGGCGAAGGTGCAAGAGGCATGCAGGCATTCCAAAATCTAAACAATCAAAACGTGTCAGGCTACATGCTGAGTCCTGTAGAAGCCAAAAACGTGCTGGCTTCAGGAGATGAGCGTACAATAAACATGTATGGCGGTCGTCAGAGATTAGAAGGTATTGTTTCTGCACCCAACGCCATAAACAGTGGTTTTACAAATCAACTAAATACTTTGTCAAGATAAGGAACAGAAATGGAAATGGTAGAACAAGCATTAACCAATGTATTCAACAGTAACTTTTTGTGTTATTACAAAAGTCACGCAGCACATGTCAATATAGTAGGCAGAAACTTTTACTCAGATCACAAGCTATTACAGAAGATTTATGAAGATTTACAAGGGGAAATTGACACAATTGGCGAGCTTTTGAGGTCAATTGATGCCTATTTTCCTACCACTATGTCAACACCTATGATGAGTGACACTATTGACAATTTGACTCCGGACTATGGAGATGGACTAGATTATCTACAACAGATTTATGATGATCTAGAAGTGTTGATTGAAGTACATTTAGAGCTGGAAGATGTAACACAAAACGAACGTGGCTATAATCACTTGGCCAACTACGCACAAGATCGCGTCCGCATTCTAAAAAGGTTCTGCTGGATGCTTCGTGCCACCTTAAATTAATATGTCAAATATCATGAGTACAATGCCAACTGTCAATAGCGAAAAAACAAACTTGGAGTTACACGTGGATCTATGTGCAGAACGTTACAAAGAACTTGATGAAAAAGTAACTGTGGTGCATGCCAAGATAGATGTGCTTGCCGCAAAGATCAACGAGTTCAATGCCAATGTGACCAAAGTTGTGGTAACCACAGCAGGCACCATAGTGGTAGCAGTGATCTCGTTGATTGGTGTTATATTCACCAAGTTTTAATCCGTATACGCATAACCAGGTTTTCCTTGGCTCACATAGTTTTGTAGTGTGCTTTTGTTCATGCCCATGATCCTAGCGGCTTCAGCAATACTGTTGTAATGGCCTGTGGGTGTGCGGAATCCTTGATTTTGACGAGCTCTGCGTCTTTTGGGTTTGTCTTCATCCACCAGTTGTGATAGTGCTTCAGCCCGTTCTGCCGCAGCAAATGCAAGTTCCACTTCCTCATCTGTCATGTCTTCCATGTCCGCATCTTTCACATAGGTCTGGAACCGGTTGCTGTCATACCGGGCAATCTGGTCTTCCAAATACAACAAGCTGTTGATCCAACAATCCGCTTGGGCTCTATGTGTCTCACTCAACTGATCGTATTTGATATTGATATCAATCAGATCTTTCAATGTGGCCAGAGTGGTTTTGGCCTGTGTGTATGTAAACTGCTCTACTTGTTCTGCTGTTAGGTTCATTTTGTTTCCTGTGGTGTATTGTTGATCATGTTACGATTATATAGTCTATTTAGCATTTTGTCAACGCATAAAAGAACCAAAAAATACCTGTTGACAAGGGGTTTTATTTTGTGTATAATAAATACAATGCAGAACAAGGAATCTCATTTTGTTTCTCCAAGCTCTATTGTGATTACTTTTAACCTTGTTTGGCATCTTGTTATTGCGTTATTCCTAAAATGTATAGATACTCTCCTGGCAAGGTGAAATCAACACAACCAATAACAAGTTTTTCAAAGCCCAGTTAGTGCAATGCTAATTGGGCTTTTCCTTTTCCAAATCAATTGACAAACAGTTTTTAGATCATTATACTAAATACAACTGAAGTAAACCTTGCCGCAACAACGAGTATCTTGAACAGAGATCTAAAAACTGTTTGGTAATATCGCACCCAGCGATAACATTTAGGAACCATTATGAGTATGATTGAACAAATAAACACCCGCTTACAGAGCGGAAATAATATTAAACATTTAACACTAAACACTAAACATTTAAACACTAAACATTTAAACACTAATACACTAGATTTGCCCTCAGGCGAATCAAGTGACTCATTAAGGCTTACGCCTTCTGGTGGCCTCGCTCCGCTCTCTGCTTCGCCTTGCTCGCAGCCAGGTGAGGTCATTTGTTCTGGGGAGGTAATTCCCGCGTTGGTAAAATCAGATTTCCAATACATCGCAGTGAGTTTAAAAACACAGACCAAAGAAGAACGGCTTGAGGTCAATATAGATTTTAAATTGCAAAACAGCAAAGCATTTAATAAGTTGGTATTCAATCTTGTTGGATGGAATCGCCGCAGAGAGTTTTTTGAAAATATCAAAGAAATCGCAGATTGGACAGGATATCAATCCGCATATGCACAACAAACCAAAACAGATTTTATTGGCAAAGGTAGACCAAGAGCAAAACAAAGAAAAGGATCAGTGCATCGCAGTCCAATCAGAGAAGAAACTGCAATGTTGGTATCCTCTGAAGGTGCTTTGATATGTCATCTGTGGATTGAGGATGCTTATTTTATTTTGCCATTTGATCCATGGAGTGACGCAAATAAACTATTTTGTGCCAAAGCTGAATATGTGAATAATCCAGGAAGCACGAGAATCAAAAGAGGAGGATGGTTATGAAAAATTTAACAGTGGAACAACAACAGTTTTGGCGGAGAGCAGATCCAGAGTTTTGGGCTGATATAGATACCATGCGTGAATCATATCAAGCACCCATACGGATAGAACGAGCATTTGCACAAAAACTAACCACTTGGTCAGACGAATTAAATCCCAAAGGTCGTGGTCAGTTCCAGTTTAATGTTGGCGATAAAAACAGCAGACAAAAAATAACATTAAACTTTGCTTGGGGCAAAACAGGTCCAGGAGGAACACATACACTCAATCGTTGGTATGAAGAAATACAATGCTTGTTGAGAAACGAACCGGGTATTAAAATGTACAAGGCCACTGCGTATCTTCCAAACACACAAGATTATCAGACCTGGTGTCAGTTTATTGAAGTCCGTAAATTTAATATGCCCATACAAGCCTATTGCATTTGGAATGGAGATACCATTATAACAAGCAAAGCAAATCCAGTGATCCGTGATACCGCATACGATTGGACATTTGATTGGCGTAATGCACAGTCATTAGAACAGATGTTATTTTTAGTAAAGGATTTGGTATAATATCGCGGCAATCAAATAAACTAAAGAGATCTTGACAAGAATGATAAATAAAAGTATAATTGAACAAGCAAAGGAACAGCAATGAAATACACATTAGAAGAAAAAGTCAAGTTTACAGAACATGTTGTAAACGAAATCAACAAACACTGGATCACATACAAAAGTGATCTGTTTAACCATCCAGAGTTTTGGCAAGCCACATTGCACAGTTACAACAATCAAGACTGGGAAATCCTGATGGAAGTGATGGAAGTGATCCGCATAGAAGATGCCCTCACTTATCTACCTGATTCAAAAAGCACGTTTGATGATGTGCGAAGCATCTTGATGCGAGAAGGTCATTCAGCCAATCCCAAAGCCATGGATGCACGTAAAAACAAAAAGCGTGCATTCAAAGCACTAATGCACGTGAAAGATGTGTTCAACAATTTTACAGGATACGAAGCGCCAACACGATTCGCACCGGATCCTGAACCTGAAACACAGTTTGAATTATTATTTGAAAAGAGAGAGTAAATGAATCAAGAAAAACTATGGGCTAGATATACGCGAGTGGGAGATATCTTTGTCAACATCACCACTTACAAACGCAATCTAGTGCCGGATGGAGATTGTTTGGTATGGACAGGCCCTTTGCACAGACAAGGATATGGGTTTATAGGTTACTTGACAGAAACAGGCCTCCGTAAAATGACAGTGGCACACAGAGTGGCCATGCGCCTTAAACTGAATCGTGGGTTGGCCACCACAGAAGATGTGCGCCATAGCTGCAACAAAAATCACTGCTGTAACCCAGATCACTTGTATATCAAGACCAATGAGACCATTAATGAAACTACTGAAACGATACCAGCCTTCGCCCAATGACACATGGATCTGGCAGTATGCCACTCACACAGATGTGTTGGACATGTTCCAGATGGCCAAATGTTATTTTGAACATGAGATGGCCAGTGTTGTGACCATATCAGATGAAACTTACAAATACTCGCTTGACCTAGCTGTGACACATCAACGACACAATCTAGCACACGAACAGCTATTGGTATGTCGTGACAAAGACACCAACAAACTGTTGGCCTACTGTTGGATTGGTCGTGGACACAAAACGCCTTACAGTCCAGACGAGATGGCAGAAGCACGCATGTTGCACATGGATCTTGATCTACCTGCACAGACCAGGATACATCTGTTGGTGCAGGCCTTGGCCTACTGGGAGATCTGGGCCACAGCTTGCCATATTCCAGTGATAGTATCCACCAGCATAAGAACACAACAACAGGCATTCCTCAAAGTGCATGAACGCATGGGCTATGTGATCAGAGGTGGAATAGCTTACAAACAACTTGCAAAGGAATCCCATGTTTAACGAATTATGGAACACAGTAACTGGTTTTGGCGATCGCTATGCACAACAACAGTTCCATCCCCAAAACTTTGAAGCCGCACAACAGCATGTGGTCAATCAACAACAGGCCCAATACAACAACATATTGTCACAAGCCGCACAACAACACTTGCCACCCAAATGGGTATTTGCAGGCCAAGCCATGACACTCACAGACTTTGCCGTCAAAGTGTATGGTGATACGCCACAAGCCACAGCATTCATATTACGACACGGAGAATGAAATGATACAAGCATTAGGAACAAAACTGGTAGTAACAAGAACAGAAAGAGAACAAACAACAACTTCAGGCATCATCATCAGCAATCTGCAAGAGCAGAATCCCACTGCTAGGATTGTGAGCCAAGGTGCGGATGTCACATTAAACTGCAAACCAGGTGATCAAGTGGTGATCAGTTGGCCATCAACAGCAGAAACCCGGCATGAAGGAACCACCTATTACATAGTGGACCAGACAGGTGTATTTGGAGTGATACCGTGAACCCTACACCAGATCAAATACTCACAGCCAGCCTCAAACTGATCGTGGACGAGTTTGTGAACATGGGCTACGAAGAAAGAGTGATCTTTGGCAAGGTAAACCTAATCTTACAAGGCATGATCACAGCAGAAGGCACATTCACTGATCAATATCTGGCCTTGGCTGAATCAGCACTGAAACAGCAGGACACAGCACAGATCATAGTGCCGGGAGGAATCAGCCTATGAAAGCACATGATCATCCTTTGTATCGCCGTTGGTGCCATTGGAGACAGGTATGCTTCAACAGCCAGTGCGCAGATTATCCACGCTATGGAGGACGTGGCATTGGCATAGGACGTGAGTTTGATGAATTTTGGAATTTTGTTGACCTGGTTGAAACACATTTGGGATATCCTCCAAACCTCAGCAGATTAGACAAACTGAGTCGCATTGATCAAAACAAAAACTTCACCATAAAGAATCTCAAATGGGACCAACCGGCACCCATAGGCCGCCGCAACTCAAAAGCCTTCCGCATAAAATGCCGTGGACAAACTCATTCGCTCAGCACTTGGAGTGAGATCACCGGCATCAACTATTCCACTTTGAGAGCACGACTGTTGATATTGGGTTGGACCACAGCTGAAGCATTGGAGTTCAAACCAAGACGACTTAATAAATAAACATGTGCTGGTGTTATGGGTCCAATGCAGGATGCTGAATCAGAACTTTTTGTCCCATTCCGTCTGATTGAAAAACAAAACAGCCAAATGCAACCAGCCGTAAATAACAGTATGAATCCCACACAGTTCCAACAAAAGATCGCAGGCCTGCTGACATACAACAAAAGATCTGAAACATTCCAATGTGTCCGCACAGAGAGACCCTGCGACATCTGTCAACAAACAGTACCGGATCCCAGACTTGCTTGCTTTGGTACTGTGAGAAATGACAAAATCATGCTGACACACAAATGCGTCACATGCAATCGTGTGTTGTTCTCTGGAAACGGCAAAAGAAAACCTGGCACTTGGGATCCGGCCTATGCCCTAACACGCAAAAACAAACCTGTTATTAGGCCAAATAAAAACGATTCTGCTAAATAAAAGTATGGATGATTTAAATCAAAAACAAACAAAAGGCACTCGTGGTGGAGTTAGACCCGGTGCAGGCCGTCCCAAGGGTGCCAAGGACAGAGTCACTGTGAGTGGCATATTAGAAGCATTGGATTTTAAAACTGGTGGTCAATCTTATGAAGAAATACTGATTGAAGATTTCCTCACTGCTCGCATTAGTGGTGACACACAGCTGACTCACAAGTATCATACACTACTATCCAATAAGTTTGTTGCCAACCTTAATGAGATAGTGGTAGAAGAAGTTGGTGAAGGAATAACCAACAAGGTGGCTGCGTTCCGTGAAGCAATAGAGGCCTTAACAAGGGCAAATCCCACAGAAGATATAAATAATACAAAGGACACAAACCATGCCACTAATAAAGAGCAAGAGTAAACAAGCATTTAAAAAGAATGTGAAAACTGAGATAGCCGCAGGAAAGCCTCCCAAGCAGGCCGTGGCCATCGCTTATGCTACCAAACGTTCAGCAACCAGTAAAATGAAGAAACCCAAAGGAAAATAATATGAAGATGAAAACTCCAGCCCCAGGCCAAGGTAGAATCCGTAGCTGGCAAACTGCAGACACAGGTCTAGGCTTCAATGGTCAAGACAATGGTTCCAGCCAGAGAGCACAAGCCCCAAACAAAGTAATGACCAATCAATGGTCAGGCCACATGAATGATGGTCGTGATGTGCAGTTTGGCCAGATGCCCAATCGCACAGGCAATCAAAGTAAAATGGAAGCTGGCCGTCGTCAACCTCCAGCCACTGCCAAATCCAGTGCCAATCCTGTTGACTCAGGTGCTAGAAAATGGGATCCCAAATGTGAACAGAACTATGTGGGCAATCCTGATCGCATCCAAGAGCGTCAAATGTACAACAAAACTGGTAACAAGGAATAATCACCATGGCCAATACTCCAGCAGGAAAGACCTTTCGTTTATCAGCAGCCAGCACAACCAGCACCAGTTATACCATCACCAGTGATGTTCCTGTGAATGCATGGGAATTCCTAAATGATGGTGGACAACCCGTCCAGGTCAAGTTTTTTGTCAACTCAACAGGAACCGTGGTGTTTCCATCAGCAGGTGTTCCAGACTATGACATCACCATACAACATGCTGTAGATAATCAAACAGTATTCCTACCACAGCGTTTGATCGCTGCCTGTGGGGATCTTGGTGGATTTACCGCCACTGTGAACATAAGTGTTATCGCTGAGAGTGGAACACAAGGTGTGAATGTGACACCAGTACAGGTACAAGGACGATAAAATGAATATTCCAAAAATGAAATCAAACTATGGCACAGGTCCCAAAACAGGCAATGCCAGTGCAAGACCAGGCAAGCGTGAAACATTTGCTGAGGCCAAAGAGGAGCGTAGCAATCTAGCAGACAGCATCAATACAGCTTTTGCCATGCGTAGTCCAACAACAGAAAGTCGTACCAAGACCACGATTGATCCAGCACTGGAAGGTGTGGCCAGCGTGGTCAAACCCAAGCGTTTTAAGAAGTAAACCCCGGGCTCTAAACAGAGCCTTATTGCATTGCAACACAACAAAGGAAAAGAAATGAAACGAGAAAAGTCAGTAGACGTGTGGAATGATTCCACACCAGAAGCAGTGGCACCAGAAACAGAGATCCTGGATACAGAGCCTCTAGAACAGATTGAGTCAGTGTCAGCACTCAAACCAGACACAGTGGAATACAGCCTAGCAGGTCTCAAGATGGATTTCCCCACCAGCAGAGACCTAGAGCAGTTTGTGTTTGATGAAACTGCCATCAGCCTTAAACTCAAAGGTATTGATCCAGAAAAGAAGTTTGAAATAGCCTTGGCTGTGTTGAATGGCGATGATGTTGATCTACGCTATATCTCAGGTGCCAATCCTTATCTGGACAACAAAGAACTGATTCCAGAAGATCCAATCCGTCCAATACCTCCTCGTGATCCACGCTTGCCCAACACAGAGCCAATGAGCATATTCCATGACTTTGCTGTGCCACATCCTGACAAGGACATGCGGGCAGTGGATGGCAAGGTTATCTGCCAGTTCAAGAAATATGAGGACGGTTCAATCAGCTACGAGATCATGGGCCCATTAGAGAAACAGAGCTCAGGTGAGAAGCTGGACAAGTATGGTCGCAGCAGACCAGAAAAGTTTGTGTGGATTGATCCCAGAACAGGTGAGCAAGCAGTTCGCTATGCGGATGGCCAGTATACCAAGATGGGTCAGCGCCTACGTACCTTGATGGAAAGCCGTAAGGTCAATCGTAATCAAACATTCTGGTCAACCTGGATTGATCGTGACTTTGTGCAGTTCAACCAAAGTGCTATTGATAATCCTTGGGAAAATTAAACCATGCAAGATCCTAGACAACAACAGCAGGTCCAGGATACTATCATAATGGGCAAGGTCAACGCAGCACATCGCGAGGCCTTCCGTGAAAAGTTTCCCAACCAAACAGAACATTTGCTGAGACTGATCTCAGAACGATTGCAAGCTGGCCTAGACAAGCGATCAGGTGTGATCGTACAGGATCCCAACACCTGGCTGTTGTCAGCAGAAGAAATCCTGCATCTGAGCCAAGCCATGCGTAATGTGTATCTAATATACAAAGATGTGAGATCACCGTATGAATACTGATTGGGATCCATACGAAGTCCTTCAAACCCTAGAGCATGTGTGCCTTCGTAACTCAGCTGAAGTAGACATGTTAAGCACTAAACTGGCAGCATCCACTCAGTTGCAAGAACAAATGGCCCTGCAGTTGCGATACCTCACCAACGCAGTAATACGATTGCAAGAGGTAAACAAAATAACCAACTCAAGGTTGGATCATATAGAAGAGAATAGACATGACATATAAAATCATATGCGGTAACAATACGGATGTATTAAAAACTTATCCAGACAATCACTTTGATAGCATAGTGACAGATCCACCGTATGGAATAGATTTCCTGGGCAAGGATTGGGATGCCAACACAGGTGCACTGGAAACATATCAGGAGTGTTTTCGTGTGCTTAAACCTGGCGGACATATCCTTGCGTTCAGTGCGGCTCGCACATATCACCATTTGGCTGTTACAATAGAACAGGCCGGCTTTGAGATCCGTGATCAGATCATGTGGATCTACAGTTCAGGTTTCCCCAAGAGCCAGGATATTGGCAAGCAGATTGAAAAAAAAATAAACAAATCATTAGGCAAACCAAATAAAGTAATAAAGAAACTTGATATGAGTATTGAAAGCAATACCACTATGGGTTTTGGAGGTGCTGGAAAAAACGGGCATAGTGATGCCGGACTCAGCGGTGAGATAATAGAAGTGACACATCCACAAGCAAAAGCGTGGTCAGGGTGGGGCACAGCCTTAAAGCCAGCACATGAACCCATCTGTCTAGCCCGCAAGCCTATTAAAGGTAGTATCCGCGAGAACTGCTTGAAGTATGGCACAGGTGCGTTAAACATTGATGCCACTAGAGTGCCTTATGAGGATGATGATAGTTTGGAAGATCTAAAAACAACTTCAGGTAACAATGCCTCCACATACAAAAACTTCAGTGCTGAAGAACGCACTACAAAAGATCAACCCCGGGCTGGCAAACGCACAGCCAGTTTCCATTCTGCCACTGGCAATCCAGACGCTATACAATCCGGTGGAGATGGATCAGGAGGATGGGAAGCCAGTCAGATAGGCCGCTTTCCCTCTAATGTGATTGGTGAGATCTCAGAACCCTATCAAAAGTATTTTTACTGCCCCAAAGTCAGCCGCAAGGAACGACATGCAGGATTTGATACCTCTACGATAGCAACCAATCCAGCAGGTATGTATGATGCGGATGGCACAGGACAACAATACAATCCACAAAAGAAAATTGGTGAACAAGGCAACAATCACCCCACAGTCAAACCCATTGAACTTATGAAGTATTTGATCAAGTTGGTCACACCTGCTGGTGGCACCGTGTTGGATCCATTCAACGGATCAGGCTCAACTGGCTGTGCCGCTGTGGAGTTGGGCTTCAACTATGTGGGCATTGATCTTGATCCAGCTTATGTGGACATAAGTGAGCGACGTATTGAGGCCTGGAACAAAGGTGGAACCACCTTCAACAACTTATTTGATGAGTAAAGCATGATTGATTCCAGTGTGCTGATGCGTCGTGCCATACGCTGGTGCTGTGATCAACAAGGTCTCAAGCCAGACAGCATAGCCTTGTTTGACACACGCACCCAGGCGGCATTTATGGACATGGCCATCGCAGTGGCAGAGGACATGGAGATCAATCAGTTGAAATACTTCCGTCCATTTGATCACCAAAAGGCTTTTTTTGCCACAGGTGCCAGCGCTCGCCGTGGTATCCTGGCCGCCAACCGTATTGGCAAAACAGTCAGTACCTGTTATGAAACTGCCATGCATTTGACAGGACTGTATCCTGAATGGTGGACAGGCAAACGATTCCCCAAAGCAGTCACAGCATTTGTGGCAGGTGAAGGATGGGAACAGGTAGCCAGAGTGTTACAGGATGAACTGCTGGGCACCAAAGATGTCAAGATACGAGATCAGATAGGCACAGGAGCAATCCCCAAAGAATGTATCATAACAGATACCATGCGATGTGATGGTGCCAATGTGTTGGGTGTTGAGATACGACACACTTCAGGTGCCAACAGTTATCTGCTGTTTGGTAACTATACCCAGGAAGTGCGTAACTTACAGGGATTCAAACTGGATTTTGTAGTGTTTGATGAGCAACCACCAGATGCGGTATTCTCAGAACTGGTCACAAGAACTGCCACCACACAAGGACAAGTGCTGTGTAGTTTCACTCCACTCAAAGGTCTCAACGGATTGGTATCCAAATTCTGGTATCATGAAGCGGGATATGAACATGTGAGAGTAGCGTGGGATGATGTGCCTGAAACAGATCCATGGGGTGAGCCATTCCTATTAAACACAACACGTCGCCAGCTGGAGCGTGACTACTTGCCACATGAGCGTGAAGCTCGTATCGCAGGTATTCCTGTTATGGGTCAAGGTGCTGTGTTCCAGATACGCAACTGGCCCACGTACAAAACAGGTGACTTTGATTTCCGCACCATGAACAACATAGAGCGAGTTATAGCATTGGACCTTGGCCTGGTGCGTGACAAAACAGTGATCTCCTACATGTTCTACAATCCTCGCGAGCAGGAAATGTGGTTGCACAGCCAGATAGTGGTCAAAGGCACTGAAGAAGCCAATCCGGCCAACTATATCAATCATCTCATGCGTCCAGAAGTGTTTGGCACACCCATAGTATTGCCCAGTGATGCCAACACAGCAGGCCGTTATACCATGAGCAGCCTCAGTATCAGACAACTGTTTGAACAGTACGAACTCAACGTGCATCCACAACCTGTGATGAATCCACCTGACGCAGAAGGCAAGGTCACCAACAACAAAAGTTTTGGTATAAACGTCATGCGACAGATGTTGGAGATAGGAACCTTGCATGTGAATGAAAACTGTGTGGAGTTCCTGCGTGAAGCCAAGAACTATTTCGTGGATGAGAAAGGTAGATTCAGCGATCCAGATGACTGTATTGACAGTGCCCGTTATGCTGTGATGGCCTGCCTAAATGGATGGACTGAGCCATACGACAGCAAGACACCACAACAACGCATGGCAGAAGCAAGGATGGTTATCTATAACTCACAGGCAAATAAAAATACCATCAAAGCGGGATGGAAGCGAACCTTTGATCCCGCAGAGAGATAAGTGATTTATACCCTATAAATCAGCCTTACCGGCAGGAATATATAAATAAAAACAACCAAGGACAAGCCACATGTTAGATAAAAAACATTTTGTAACCACAGAGATATATAACCCCAAAGGAGTCACTGAACGATTCCTGTTCATGAAAGGTTTATTAGATCAGAAGTGTGCTGCCAATCTGCGTTTGTTGGCCACCAAAAACAACATCAATCGTGCGAGTGATTACCATTATCTAAACCTAGCAGTGACACAATCTACTGCTCCAGTAAACGGTATTGACTATATACATCCGGTAGTAAAATCCAACGTGGACTATTCAACAGCAGTGATCTCAAAAGGACTCATGCAGAATGGTGAGATCAACTTTGAGTTTGTGGCTGACAACGAAGCGGACACAGAAGCGGCCAGACAAGCCACCAACATGGTACACAAGATAGTTAACCAAAACTCAGATCCACACAAGATCCTACAGCATTGGATCATGGACTCCTTGTTGCACAAAAATGGTGAGATGATGGTAAGCCCCAGCAGAGAGCAGATCGTCCGCTATGTAAAAACCACAGGTACAGCCAGCCAATTGCAGGCATTTGAAGCACAGGCCGCAGATGCAGGACTCACAGCACTACGCACCAGCCGTAGAAAAGTTAATGTAGACGTGGCACAGGTAGAAAAAGAAACACAGGAATGGGTCACTGGTGCCAACAAAGAACGAAAACAAAACATCCTAAACACATTTATTGAAAATCTAGGTCGCCAAGCTGAAGGTGAAGATGTGGATGCGGAACCCGTGATGCCACCAGAAATGAACACACCTGTGGCAGATGGTGAATCAGCCATAGCAGATGCCATCGCCCGTAACACCATATATGATGCTGAATACAAGTTGACTGGACATGTGCTGAACGTTCGCTTCCGTCCCATCAGCCAGCACTACTGGATGTGCGATCCCACAGTGGTTGACATACAGGATCAGCCATTCTGCGGATTCTACGATCCAATGAGCATACAAGAAGCCACAGAGCGTTATCCAGATATCAATTTGGAAAAGTTCATGGAACATGCTGAGTATTCAAACGTGGGTGCTTACCAAGCAGGTTCCTTGTTGAACAACTTGGCCATCCATGCACGTGATTCAGTTCCAATCAATGGTCTACCCAGCTCAGGATATGCCGCACAGGAACCAGAAGCACGCCAAGTCACAGTGTTGACAGTATGGAACAGATTTGACATTGACAATGATGGTGAACTGGAACTGGTAGAAGTTATCTATTCAGGAACCTATATCATCAGTGCCAGAGAAGTAGAGTTTATTCCAGTGGCCAACATGTGTCCAAGACCCCTGCCACAGAACTTTTATGGTATGAGCCTGGCAGAAAGCCTAGTGCCTGCACAGGAATACATGACTGCTGCTCACCGTGCAGAAATACAATTGGGACTGCTTACAGCCACTCCACGTATTGGTGTCAAACCAGATCGCTTGGACTTTGAAATGTTGCAGGATGGCGAAGCAGCCATCTTCATCCTAGACAGCAAGTTTGATCCTGCCACTGACGTGTATCCCCTACCAGCTCCTGGTGGTAACTTGAATTTTATTGAAGTGGCCATGAGTCGCTTGCAACAGGATGTGATGGGCTTGGTGGGTATGACCACACCCACAGACACATTCAATCCAGAAGTAATGGATCCAGGCAACTCAGGTGCCAAACTGAACTTGGCCATGGGACCTAATCAGATCATCCAGGACAACATCATCAAGAACTGTGCTGAAGGCTTAAAAGATGCCTTATGGTTGGTATGGCGTACCTTGATCCAGTATGGTGATGACTATGGTGTCAAACGCCTGGCACAACAGTACAACAAAGACGATCAACCCATTTTCCTAGATGCACAAGCATTTGATGATATGAACTTTGGTGAGCGTAAAACAATCCATATTGATTTGGCCCTGGGTATGGCCAGTGAACAGAACAGCCTACAGAGATTACAGATCGTCAAACAGGTACAACAACAGATGGCCGCAGAAGTTGTTGCTGGTGTGAGTTCAGGAGCATTGACTCCAGACGCATTCAAGAAACTACGCAGACCTTATGAAGATATGCTGAGTGTGTTGGGTATTAAACAGTGTGATGCTTATTTGCCAGATGAGAAAGAAGTCATGGCCATGGTAGCTCAAGCTCAAGAAGCTGCCAAGTCCAAACAACCTGGACCTGATGAGATCAAAGCCAAAGCACAGGCTGAACTAGACAATGCCAAGACACAAGAAATCATGAGCAAGATAGCTGGAACACATCCAGATACAACTAAAACATTGGCCCAGGCCAATAAAGAAAATGCTGATGTATCAGGAACCAGTGCCAGCAAGCAACTAGAGGCCATATCACTGATCAAACAGCACAAAGCAACAAACTATTGATAAGACAAGACTACAGAAATGATAAGAGATGATTTGACACAGGCTTTTAACCAAAAACCTAAATTAGATATAAATAAAATAAAGACAATGACCCCAGGCCAATTGGATGCGGTCAAAGTTTATGGTTCCACAGCAGAGAATCTTTTGTCCAATAAAGATTTTGCATTGTTTGTGCATCATTACAAGTTTGATGTTGCTGATGAACTCAGCAGCATAGCAGGACACACACCAGAAGACAATGCCCGGCGTATAGCGTTGGCGCATAACATTGCTGGTATTGATAAATTTGTAGCCAGTCTACAGAGAGCAGTATATTTTAAACAGAGAGCGGTAAGCATCCAAAATGCCCCGCAAGACAACTAAAGGAAATAACAAATGACTACAGATCAAGTAGCGAACACGCCCAACACTGCCAGTGCGGCCCCTGTTCAAAATGCAGTTCCGTCATTAGACTCAATTGCTCAGAAAATGGCCGCCATGCGCGAAGGTGCACAGCGTAACCCTACTGAACAATCTAATGCAGCTGAGTCAGGTTCCCCAGCAGAGGCAAATGCTGAGGCCCCTGTGGTGCCAGAAGGCGATGATGCTTTCTACAATGAGCCAGAAGTTGATTCACCAGGATCAGAAGATAATGATGCAGCCACAGATGACAGTGACGCCCCTGAACAGGTAAGCCCACAGGATTCTAGCCAGCAAGATGTGATTGATTTTATTGAGTTCTCACAAGAGAATCCCAACGCTAAATTCAAGTTTATGCGTAATGGAAAAGAGATGATCATTGATGCCAAACGGGCAGCCGCTATCCTAGGACAAGGTGGAGCAATACATGAAGAAGCAAGAGAATTAAAAGTCCAAAAAGCAGAGTTTGACGAATACCTACAGTCTAAAAGGGCTGAAGCAGAAGGTCTTACACTGGCACTGGAGTTTACGGTTCGCCCGCAGATTCAGAAAGCCTATGATGAAATCATAAAAACACAGACTTACCAAAACACGTTCCAAGCACAATTGGCACAAGCACAGGCCCGTGGTGACATAGCCACAGTAACCCGCATCCAGGCCAACATGCAACAGAACGAACGCTGGATACAACAACAGTCAAGCATGATAAAACAGTTGAAACCCAACTTGGATCAGTTCTATGACATACGTAAACGGCAAGTGGGAGAAGTATTGGAAACAAACCGCAAAGGATTCAAAGACAAAGAACTGCGGAATGAATATGTGTTTAATGAAGTTCGCGAAAAGGTCAGTAAGAATTGGGAAGGCGCACGCAACCAACTGGTACCAGGTATTGATAACATTGATCTAATCAGTTCAGATGAACATATTTTGAGTCTGATACGTGACGGATTGAAGTATCGTGAGAAACCCTCCGCCAAATCAGCTGGTGGCAGCATTGCCGCCCTGACCAGTAAGAAATCAGGTATTGCCAACGCAAAAACTGCTGCGCAGGCCAATCTCCAGCAACTTCAAGAACAGGCCAACAAGGGCGATAAGAAAGCCCAGGATAATCTGCTAGTCGCAAAGCTGAATGCCATGCGAACTCGTAGATAAAGAACCACTCAACTAAAGGAAAATAAAATGAGTCAAATCGCAACGTCAGCCATAGGTAACGGTACTACCGCCTATGCAAGTGACATCGTCGTTAAGGATCTAGATCTAGACGTGTCAAATCGTGTCAAAGATGACACACCAGTATTAAACATGTGTATGGCCAAAAAGCGTAAAGTAGTTTCTACTCTACCTTTGTGGACCAATGACGTATATCGTCTACCTGCTACTCAAGCAAACCAAGAAGGTATGGCAGTTGCCAGCTCAATGGCTGAAAGCAACCAACGTGCTAACTTGGGTAACTACACGCAGATCTTCAGTACTGTTATCAGTGCTACAGGTAGTGCTCGTGCAGTTGAACAGTCTGGTGGAGATCCACAGGCATACCAAGAAGTCAAGCAGTTGATTGAACTGATGTTTGACGTAGAAGCTCAGATCGTTCGTGCTGACCAAGTTGGTACAAAATACGGTGGACAGTCAGGTACAGCAGGTGGTGTAACTGGTGCTACACAAACTGGTCGTCGTATGGGTTCATTGAACAGTTTTGCAGCCACACACAGCTTCAACGCAACTGGTAACTCAGCAACAACTTTTATCACTTACACAAACAACGAAACTTCAGACGTGGCCACAACTGCATCTGGTATTATCGTTGGTGGTACAGGTGGTGCTTACCTAGGTAGCACATACTATGTTGGTAGCGATGAAGCCAACACACAGTTCTATCCAGCGATCTACAAGCAGTTGGTAACAGCGGCTGAAAAGCGTTTCAATGCCAAGATCCGTACAGTGGTTTGCCCAACCAGCTTGAGAACACATTTGAGTGATAACATGCCTACAAGCCGTGGTATCAACCGTGTGAATTCAGAGCGTGGTGACACAATCCAGACTTACGAAGGCGACTTCAACTACACATACGAAATCTATGATTCATGGATCATGGACCAGATGGGTGTTGCTAACCAGATCTACTTCCTAAACGAAGAAGTTCTACAATGGGGATCATTACGTGACCTAGGTCCAAACAATGAAATCTTCTCAAATGCTGATGCCAGTTTAGATCAGTTCATCATGGAAGGTACATTGATCGTGCGTAACCCAGCTGGTGTTGCTGTTCTACACGACATCTCAGCAAGTGCAAGTGCTCCTAGCTTGAACGGCTACGGCGCAGGTCCATTACGTGCAAGCGGTCTAGTTGTACGTTTGAACCAGTTTGGTGGTGGAAGTTTCTAATCATCGCTGATTAGCAACTGAGGAACAAAAGGAGTTTAAAAACTCCTTTTGTCTTTTACAGGCATTATATGCCCAAAGATAGCAAAACATATAAATAAAAGCAAAGGAATGCTCATGACACCCAATGATGAATACAATCTCAATAATCCCAATGCCAGCATGTTGGATGATTCTGATCCAGAAGCCAATTTAGATTACACACGTAGAGATTCCGGTGGGCTTACTGATAATGGCATTGCTGATCGTTTATTAAAAAACAATGATTTATATCGCCAAATGAAAGGCGATTGGACTAGAACAGCCACCAACAACAGTGGCAACATCATAGTAACAACAGGCCGTGAAGATGGTAAGTTTTACATCAAACGTGAACAACTAAACTACAACGCAGTGATTGAGCGTTGCCAGCGTTATAGAACAGCAGCAGAAGCAGGAGTTCCAGATCCCCTAGCACCACTAGATGATTCAGGTGGATTGGCATGGAAATGGATGGAACTGCCCAGTGTGGTAGAACAACAGATAACAGATAACTATTTTGATGGCATGAGATGGAGCACTATCAAACGAGATAAGATATTGAAGGCACAGTTTTATCGTGTGGTACAACAAGAATACCCACAGTTTGTGTGCTATCCAGGTGGCAAACTTCCTATTCCCTTTGATGTACCTTATCCAGCTCGTTCAGGCCAACGAAAGTTTTTTTAAGGAAACAATATAATGAGTCAGATAGCCAACGCTAATGAACTAGTCACATTTGTCAAGCAGTTTACTGGCAGCAGCAATGATAATGAGATCAAGGAATGTATCTTCATGGCTGAAATGATGATGCGTAACTTGGAACTGCCAATCCAACGCAGTGATCCTTACAGCCCTCAGTTCCAAGCTGTGGCAGATGCAGATGGTATGGTCGCTATCCCCGGCGACATGCTGAAGCCAATCGTGTTTTTCAAGATGGGCGGAGTTCAAGGCAACTCAGGCAACTCCGGAATGGGTCCATGGATAGTTTATGATCGTATTGGTGATCGTGATATCATCACACAGAGCTTGGTTGAAGCCCTGTATCTCAAACCTATCAATATTCCATCTGTGTATCGTGGCAAGTTTTCAGAAGTGGGTCAGCGTTATCAGTTCCTACCAGGACTGAGCCAAGGTGACATAGTGAATCTCTATTACTATCGTGCTTGGCCATTCCTGTTCAGCGTGGACAACAACAATAATCAGGTGCTAAACAATGGTGTGTTGCAGAGCTTTCCAGAAGGTTATGTGTATGCCACCTTGCATTGTTATTATATCAAACGCAAAAGCCCAGAGGATGCACAGATATACAAGGCCAAGTTTGAAGAACAGGTCAATATTGTTGAAGATCAAAACTCAAAAGGCAAATGGTCAGGTGGACATACCAGATTGACCAGCATATTCCAGCCAAGAAAAGATACCAGATACAACGCCAAATAATCTATGCCAAGTCTATATTCCTTCAACACCACTACCTATACTGTGCAAAGCAATGCAGTGAATTCACTGTATCAGGCATCAACCAGTTCAGTGATCACTGCCACCACTTATTCAACCAATCTGGCTGGACTATATGGTGGATCTTATGCTGCCTTGCCAAACAATGCACAACAATTGATACAGTTGTTTGATAACAACGGCAATGTGAACTTTTATCTTGATCCAGCCACCAACAGTTCAACTATCTATGCCAATTTTATTGGGGCATCCAATATCTCTATTGGCAACTATAATTTTTCTGGCAATGTTATCACCAACACAGCAAATGCCAATATTAATTTTACTACAAATGGAAACAACTGGTATCTAAATAATAATGGCACCACACAGTTTCCTAACTATATATTTCCATATGAAAACGGACCTGCTGGATATGTGTTGGTTGATGATGGTGCAGGTAATTTATCATGGCAATCTAATGCAATATTTGATATCAGTACTGTAACCAATCAGACTCTGTTTACTACCAGTAGTGTGACATTTGCCAATCTCACAGTGACCAATGTGTTGTCAGCATCAACCATAACAACAAATGGAAACTTATTTTTAGGTCCATTGGTACTTAATACATCAAGCAATATATTATTCTATAATACACAAACAAATCAGGTCACATATTCAGCTGGTTATAATCCCACTACCAGCACTGTTATCACCACCAGCAGCAATGGTATAACATTAGTTTATACATTACCTGTGAGATTACCAAGTGATTTTGCTCTAGAAGTAATCGCAGGCGGAGTGGTTCAAACTCCAACAGATAGTTATACAGTGGCCAACAATACAGTAACTACTGTGACGTTTGTTGAAGCACCACCTGCAGGCACGGACAATATAACATTTCGTTATTATTATAATCTAACACAAAATGCGTTTGTTGGGCCACCTGGTGCCACAGGACCAACTGGTGTTAATGGTGCTACAGGTCCAATTGGTCCAATTGGTGCCACAGGTCCAAGCGGCGGTCCAACAGGAGCAACAGGTGCTACAGGAATTGGTGCTACCGGACCCACAGGTCCAACAGGAGCCACAGGTGTCACAGGACCAACTGGTTCCACGGGGGCTACTGGTCTTACTGGATCAACTGGGCTAACTGGTCTTACTGGATCAACTGGGCTAACTGGTCTTACTGGTTCCACGGGGGCTACTGGTCTTACTGGATCAACTGGGCTAACTGGATCAACTGGTGCTACAGGTCTTACTGGTGCTACAGGTCTTACTGGTGCTACTGGTTCCACAGGGGCTACTGGGCTAACTGGTCTTACTGGTTCCACGGGGGCTACTGGTCTTACTGGATCAACTGGGCTAACTGGATCAACTGGTGCTACAGGTCTTACTGGTGCTACTGGTTCCACAGGGGCTACTGGTCTTACTGGATCAACTGGGCTAACTGGTCTTACTGGTTCCACAGGGGCTACTGGGCTAACTGGATCAACTGGTGCTACAGGTCCAACTGGTGCTACTGGTCCAACTGGTGCTACTGGTCTTACTGGTGCTACAGGTCTTACTGGTGCTACTGGTTCCACAGGGGCTACTGGTCTAACTGGATCAACTGGCCCAATTGGTGCCACAGGGCCAAGCGGCGGTCCAATAGGAGCAACTGGTGCCACAGGACCAGCTGGTATTTCTACTGCTACATGGGCCACATTAGGTGACAAAATTGGCGCAATGGGTCCTAATACTGTATCATTAGGCCAAAATGCTTCAACTGCAACAACTAACAATGGAGTATTTTTAGGAGCTGGTGCTGGTGGATCTTCTACCAACTCTTCAGGGTTTAGTGCCGTAGCTGTGGGCTGGTATGCTGGAAATGATAATCAAAAAACTGCAGCCGTTGCGGTTGGTCAAAGCGCCGGGAGCCTTAACCAAGGTGCTGAGACCGTTGCGGTTGGATATGAGGCTGGAAATTGGAACCAAGGTACCGGTGCTATTGCAGTTGGATATCAGGCCGCAGCTGGAGCTGGATTAAATCCCGGAACTCAATATCAAGGTGCGTATAGCATTGCATTTGGATACCGGGCCGGATATCAATATCAAGGTACCAGCACCGTTGCAATTGGATACCAGGCCGGATATCAATATCAAGGTACCGGCACCGTTGCAATTGGATACCAGGCTGGTGCATTAAATCAAAATAAGTATAGTGTTGCAATTGGATACCAGGCTGGATATCAAGGTTCTGGTACCAATGCTATTGCAATTGGTCAACAAGCTGGATATCAAAACCAAAATAATAATAGTATTGCTATTGGTCGTAGCGCCGGTGCTACTACGCAAGCGGAAGGTTCTATAGCTATTGGATACCAGGCCGGTGCTCTAGAGCAAGGTACCAATGCTATTGCTATAGGTTATGGGGCTGGAACTGGATATCAAGGTGACTACTCCATTGCAATTGGATATACGGCAGGGACTCAAATGCAACCTCCAGCTACTATTGCTATCAATGCTACAGCACTGAACTGGAGTTATGATATTTTAGAAGCTGGTGGATTTTATGTCAAACCTGTTCGTGCTGTTGCAGGCAGCGTGCCTGCAGGATTTAAGCCTATGTATTATAACACCTCCACTGGTGAAATTATTGTAGTTTATTAAGGAATAACGAATGAGTTTAACTAGGATACAACGTGGATTTTTAGACACCGGAGCTGTGATAGTTCCTGATAATATATATACCACCGCGGGTACAGCCAGTTCCAGCACATTCCTGCGTGGTGATGGCGCATGGGCTACAACAAATAATCAATCATTAAACACAAATAGTTCAGTGACATTTGCCAATCTTACTGTTACCAATACTGTGACCACACAAGGATTGATAGTAGGATCATCAGAGATATATCTTGCAGGATTGAATGCCTCTACTTCAACTGCTATAATGTTTTATAATACTGCCACTGGTCAAATCAGTTATGGAGCTCCAGCATCATCAAATAATCAATCATTAAACACAAATAGTTCAGTGACATTTGCCAATCTCACCGTGACAAACACCGTGACCACACAAGGACTGATAGTAGGATCATCAGAGATATATCTTGCAGCTTTGAGTGCCTCAACCTCAACTAGCCTAGTTTATTATAATACTATTACCGGTCAAATAACATACGGACCTTCAGTTTCATCATTAGACACCAGTACCACACAAGTGGCTTATGCCACAACTGCTGGATTTGCCTTGTCATTCAATACTGCAACACTGGTTACTACTGCGGTATCAATATTAAACACCAGTACCACTCAGGTAGGTTATGCCACTACCGCTGGATTTGCCTTGTCATTTAACACAGCCACATTGGTAACCACTGCGGTATCATTGCTGAACACATCAACCACACAGGTAGGTTATGCCACTACCGCTGGATTTGCTTTGTTATTCAACACTGCCACTTTGGTAACTACTGCGGTATCATTGCTGAACACATCAACTACTCAGGTAGGTTATGCCACAACTGCTGGGTCTGTGATAGGCGTAGTTGTTGATACTGTTTATACCTTGGCCAACGTGTCAGGAACTCTTACTCCAGCCATATCGTCAGGATCAGTACATGTTTACACGCTGACAGGAAATATTACCTTGAACGCATTAAGCAGTCCTGTTGCAGGTAGCAACATCACATTGATATTAAAACAAGATGCTACCGGAAATAGAACCATGACTAGCACAATGAAATGGGCCAATGGTAGCAAGACATTAAGCACAATAGCCAGTTCCACAGATATTGTCAGCGTATTTTACGATGGCACAAACTACTGGGCATCATTAGGCAGAGGGTTCGTATAATGGCATTCCATGGAGTAGGTTCTATAAACGGTATCGCCAAACGCAGCCAAGGGCAGGAGATTATTTCAATTGGAGCCGGCAATCAAGGACCTGCCATTAATATATACAAGACTAATCCAGGAACCACACAACTTATATCTATACAAGGTCCAGGAGCAATGATAGCACCTTCACCAAATACAAGTTTATCAATAAGTACCAATCCAGATGGTACATTAATAGCTGCTGGTTCTAATTTTTATCCTTTTTTAGTAATATATCAAAAAATTAACAATGTGTTTACAGCATTACCATTATTGTCTCCGTCACCTGGGGCTGCCGTTTATGCAACTAAATTTAGTCCAGATGGTAGTAAATTAGCAGTAACAAGTAATGGCGGCGGGTTGCTTATATATAATATAACAGGAACTACATTTACTTCTCTTCCAATTAATATAATTCCATCATCCACTTTCGTCTATGGAGTAGGATGGAGCCCAAATAGTAGTTTACTATCTGTTTCAGGAAGTACAGGATTAGGAAATGCTGCTGTTTATTATGTGACTGGATCTACTGCGACTCAATTTGTTACTGGATTATCCTCTACTACATCTTATTGTTCTGATTGGAGTCCTATAGATCCATTGGTAACATTTGGTAATAATAATGGTTTCAATACATATTATTATAATGGATCAGGAACAGGCACAAGATTTACTTCTATATCTAATGGTTATATAAGTAATGTTGCTATAATAAATATGGTAGCATATAATAATACAAGTAGTGGCTATATAACAACCAGTTCTATAGCAATTCAAGCTAGCAATGGTCCAAGAACAGTATATAATTTAAGTTTGGCAGGAACTGCCACGGTCCAAACTGCGGTAGGTAGTGTTCCGGCAGGAGCTAATGGTATTACCCTTGGTTTATTTTGGAATTCATCAGGAACCACATTAATAGGTACAACTAGTGCAGGTCAGTTAGGAATGGTAAACAGAACAGGAAATTCTTATGTTACAAGTTCAACATATATTCCACCCGTTTCTGCGTCTTCTAATGTTCAACATATTGATTATAACACTTCAACAAATTTAATAACCTTATTTCAACGTCTATATCCTTACATAGCACAAATATCTTGGAATAAAAATACCGGCGTATTTACAGATCAAGATTGTTGGGGAAGAACACCGCAAGGATATTCTTTTTCAAGCATTATTCCTGTAAACCCTTCAGCAGTAATTTTTAATGCCAGATTTAATCCAGGAGGATCAAATCCACCAGGAACTATATTAGCGGTGGCCAATAACTCAGCTCCATTGTTATCAACTTATTTGTATGACACTAATGCTAATACATGGACTTCAATAACCACAGCATTCACTGCTTCAACAGTTGGCACTATTATACAGATGTCATGGAGTCCTAATGGACAAATATTAACAGTGGCTGGTAATACAAATCCTTATATTAATAATTATTATGTGTCAGGTACAGGAACAGCAACTACATTTACAAAATTAGCACAACCTATTGATCCATGGAATGTTCCACTTAATGCCACATATAGTGCGTGGAGTCCTGATAATAGATTATTGATTATGTCAGGTACAGGAACAGCACCATATTTTACAGGTTATGCTGTTAATCAAGCAGGAGCTTCAACTACATTTACAAGATTTACATCAACTAATTTTGTAGGAGTAGATGGATCAACTTATGAATTTGCTTTTAATCCAGATGGTACAAAATTAGCAACTGGGTTTGGTGCTTCTCCACAATTAAGAATATTTGATGTTGCCTATAATGGTACATTGACAACTTTTTCTACAGCATCAAATACTGTAAACGTCAATCCAGGTACAATAAACGTAGGTCGTATACAATGGAGTCCTCAAGGAAATTATGTAGTAATATCAGGAAATACAAGTAATTCTGTTCGCGACACCAATATATATTCTCGTAATAACAATACTTTTACATTGGTATCAACTGCTTTTACCAATCCTCCTGAACAGGATATTGCTAATGGATTTTGGAGCCAGGATGAAAGTAGGATGGGATTTATTACAAGTGTAATGACTTCCCTTGATTGGCCAGGACTCAGTTCGCAGGTAAGAACGTCCAATGTAAATACATTTACATCAGCCACAATAGTTTACCCAACCAATATAAGTTTACCCATGACTGCATATAATATAGATTATAGATTTGATTTATAACGCCAGTATTAACCAAACAAATAAAATAATATGACAATACAAACAGTAAAAATCCCCATTGGTAAAATGAGCTTCACACCAGATGTGCCTGCGGCAGCTTTGGGTCCCAATGAATACAACGCCGGACGCAATGTTGAAACAGACGTGCGTGGCATACGGTCAGTGGCAGGTGATGAAGAGATATTATCATATGTGCCTGGTAATCCAACCTATGTAACAGGTGGCTATCGTCTAGGTGGCGAGTGGTGGTTTGTGGTGGCCACCACTCAAGGCAAGTATTGGGCCAGCAACGGCGGTGCTTGGCAAGACATTACTCCTGATGTGGGTGACTTCACCGGATACAATCAAGCAACCAATATCACTGAATCATGGAGCGGTACTGTGTTGTTCCTAAATGATGAACACAATCCTCCAATGTTCTGGCCAGACCAACCAGGTGCTGTGCTGGTCATGTACAGCAATCAGATTCCGTTGAGCATCAATGATATTGTGACCACTGATCTAACACACAGGACTGTGTTGTTTGATGATGTGGGTTATACACCATTCCAAACAGGTGGATATATCAATATATCAGATGTAAATCCCAGATACTACAATGGTGTGTTTGTTGTGACCACAGCCACCAGCAGTTCAACCACTTACCTCAACAACACAATAGGTCCATATGACAGTGGTGGAAAAGTTGCTCCAGAATATACCTGGAACTACAATCCCAATTGGTCAAATGTGTATGCCAAGTTTATGCGTATCTACAACACACCCAACGTGGGATCTATACTGGTAGCAGGTAATCTCACTGCCACACCTGTGACCACAAGCACACAGGAAACATATCCTGTCACTGTGCAATGGAGCCAAGCGTTTGGATTGAACCAAGCTCCAACAACCTGGACACCCACAGTGGTCAACGTGGCCAACCAGTTGGAAGTTCCTTTGAGAGGACAGGCACTAGATGCGTTTCCTTGTAATGGCCAGTTTTTCCTATGCAGTTATTGGGACACAGTGGTATTCAGCCCGCTGAACTATTCAACCACCTCAGCGCCTATATTAGGTGTGCGACAGTTCAATCAAGGTCGTGGCCTGTTGAGTTCAAACTGCTGGGCCAACACAGACAAACTGGTATATGGAATTGATGCCAGAGATCTCTGGGTGTTTGATGGACAGGATTTCAAAGGCATTGGCAATCAGCGTGTGAAGAACTGGTTTTACGATCAGTTGGATCCGCAGTATTATGATCGTGTGTTTATGGAGACCAACACACAAAAATCACAGATTGAAATATTTTATCCAGACATGTTGGCCCAAGATGGTGTGCCCAATCAGATGTTGAGTTATCGTTATGATATTGATGCCTGGAATGCACCTCGTGCTGTTGACAGCGCCACCATGAGTTGTGAAAGTCCTGTATGGACCAACAATCAAATCAACCCAGGAACCAGATGTGTGGTATATGCACGCGGTTGCACAGATCAAACTCTAATACAAAAAGATCAAGGATTCTATTTCCTTAACTGTGTGGATGGTGTGACAGGCACCAGTTTGATCAGTGTGATTGACAGTGAGTTCCGCAGAGACAACATCAAGATACTGCCAGACTATACCAGCAAACTATTGGTGCATAGAGTATTGCCTGAACTAGTAAACTTGGGTGCAAACCTGAATGAAAACAAAGAATTGCCTGTATATCCAGCACCGGGATATGTCACAGTGACCATTGAAGGATCTAACTCTGTGGGATCTACTGCTTCGCAAATCACACCCGTGGTGTTGGCAGTGGATGCCAATGGTAACCCTGGACAAGATCCATGGGCACAGATTGATCAAAATGCATTCCGTGTAAACAGCATTGTGTTGAGTGATGTCAGCACCAGCACCGTATGGCATTGTGCAAATCTCACTTGGCAAGTGGCCAAGACAGAAGAGGATCGTTAATGAGCCAATATCCTATAGACACACCAGAAGGACTGTACGAGGCAGTGAATTATCTGGCCTCAGGTCCCAGTGGACTTGGACAGAACTTTGCAGGATTCAGCAGTTATGATCCTGTTTATATTCGTCCCACATTCAATCAACCATTTACTGTGGCAGTGACTGCCACAAACAGTCCACCCAGTTGGTATGTGCCTCCTATCTCAGTGACCAATGCACAAGTGATTGGAAATGCCACAGGAACCAATACCAGTAAGAATTATGAGATATTTTTTACACCGCAACCCACAGTTCCATTTGGAACAGGAGCCAGTGCTGATCCACAAGGTATTGTTGATGATCTATATGGCGCAGGCAGCAACTTCAATGGATCAGCTGATGTATTGATTTGCACTACCAGTTCAGTCATATTCCAGACCATCAACACCTATGATTTTGGAGCCTATGTGTCAGGCGGAACCATAACCAAACTGGATGTAGATAACTTTGTGTCTACTGATTGTAATGGTCGTGTGTTTGTGACTGGTCCTACTGATCGTGTGTTTATTGCCGCACAAATAGGATTGGAGTTTACTTACAGTTGTACAATGGCCAGTGAATTTGATATAACCATAGCCATCAATCGTTATACCCCCACTACCACTGCTACTCCAGCACTGGGAACAGATTACAGATTTAATTTTGATAAAACAATCAGCCAAGTTATAACACATTACAGCACTGGAACAGCCGGCACTGTAGATGTAAATCTAGGACAGACCATATTTACTAGTGTTATTGATCAACCCAGCTTTGGTTATTATTGGTATATACTTGAAGTAAATTTTAACACGATTGATTCCACAGGAACCGCATATCCAGGTGATGCCAAACCCGGCATATTCACAGCAGGATTGAGAAGTTTGACAGCACAGGTCGTAAAACAATAGGTATTTTGCTGTTTTGCTAAATATTAGTGGACGGCAGGATAATAAAATTTAAATAAGAGCGATAGATATGGCAAGCGGAAACGAAGCACAATTTAATGGATATAACGAAAACGGTCAACCAATAGACAATTACGGTCAAGTAATGTCATGGGTTGATCCCAATCAATTTGCAGCCTATTATGGTATAGATGCGCCGGCAGCAACCCCGGCACCAGCCCCGGCA